GTCCATCAAATACGGCCGTAGCGCCCGCATAACCCGCGGCCCAATCTAAGACGACTTCCCACGTCATATCGCCGATAAGCCACCCCGAGTAGTAATGCTCGCCATCATCGTCCCTAACGTGCCAGCGCTCCGCCCCTGGCGTGTCCCTACCAATCACCACCGACCCCCGCGGCCCGTTCGGCCAGGAAGCGCCCACCTGATCGGTATCAATCAGATCGTCGGTGACAGTGAACGCATCCGCCCCGTCGGTGTAGACGTTACCCATTGCATCCTGTTCAATCACTGCCCTACCCCTTTACTGCCAGCGTCTGCCGGCTCCCCCATATTGAACGCACACAACCCGAGCAAATGCAAACACACTGTCAACAATAGATCCACGACCCACCCACAGAAGCCAAACAAAGGACAGACAGACAGCCCTAGATGATGACCGGTTACGCGTCGCCAGTGAACGTTCGGCGACCATCGCGGCGCGCATTGAATAGGTGACCGTCGACCGTCGACCGTCGACCGTCAACTATTCAGCGCCGCCGGCCGTCGCGGCGCCCGTTCCCTGGTTCAAGCGTCGCCGATTGCATAAAACGGCCGATATGCAGACTCGGAGCGATAGGGGAGGGGCTAGGGCCCGAGAATCCAACGATTCCGTGTGCTGATAACGGTAGTTATCTACAATCGGAGCAGTTCGACCACTCCCCCACCGAACAAACGTTCGATAGGGGAGGGGAGAGGAGAGAAGAAGAGAAGAGAGAAGAGAATCGCTCGTCCGCCCGACCCACCCCCCGAGGGGGGGCGGGGGGCGCGCACGCTTGTATGTATAGATATCTAGGGACAGTGAGCGATCAGTTCAGGATCCGTTGACTTGGGGTCAACCTTTTGCTTTCGACTGTGGGCAGTCTGTATCTGATGACACCCCGCCGGTGTCGGGGTGTCTATCTGATATCTGATGGCCCCCCCATTGATGTGATCGTTTTGTCCCACATGGGACGGCTGGGGTTTGTAGTGGAGGTGTTCGCATGCCGCAGAATGGTGGTGGTCGTGGTTGGTCGACGGGGGAGTCTGGTGAGAGGGTGATGCCCGAGTTGTGGGCTGAGTTGTTGGAGTGGTTGTTGTTGGGCTCTGAGCGGAGTCCGCGCACTCAGAAGGAGTGGGCGGAGGGCCGTGACATTCATGCTGATTCGTTGAGGCGCATTAAGCGTGATCCTCGGTTTGTGAAGGAGTGGGATCGTCGGTGTGCTGAGTTGAACATTCATCCTGAGCGGACGCAGTCGGTTATTGATTCGTTGTTCAGGGCGGCGTCGGATGGGGATGTGAAGGCGGCGTCTTTGTATTTGCAGTACATCGATAAGTACACGCCGAAGCGGCGTGTCGTTGTTGATGATGAGCGTGCTGCTTCTGGTTTGTCGGATTTGGAGCTGGCGGATGAGTTGGAGGCTTTGGTGGCGGAGTTTCGTGACGTGGAGGTTGGCGATGAGGGCTGATCGGGCGGAGCGGATGCGTTTGTTGCGGGAGGAGCGTTCTGCGGAGCGGGCGAAGGTGCGCCGTGAGGTGTTCGATTTTCACCGTCGGGGGTTGCCGTGCCCGTATGGGTCGTGTTGCGCGGAGGAGCGTGAGGGTCTTGTCCAGTCCACGGTTGTTTGACGACGAGTTGGGTTGGCGCGAGGAGGCGTTCGGGGAGCGTCCTGTGTTGGGCCCTTGGGGTGATCCGTTTCATGGCCCTGAGGCTGATGAGGTGTTGGAGTGCGGGTTGGAGGATCCTGAGCCGTGCGAAGCGTGCGGTTAGGTGAAGGTTTGGATTGATCAGGATCTTTGCACGGGTGACGGGATTTGTGCGGAGATTTGTCCTGACATTTTCGGGATGCACGCTGACGGGTTGGCTTACGTCAAGGAGGAGCATTGGGGGTCGATTGCTGGCCCTGGTGGCGGTCAGGGGGATCCTGCGTTGAAGATGGCGGATGGGATGGCTTCGGTGTCGGATGAGTTGGCTGAGGCTGTTATAGAGTCTGCTGAGGAGTGCCCTGGGGAGTGTATTTTTATCGAGGTTGGTTGAGTGACTGATAGTTGTTGGAGGTACGGGAAGGACGGCCCACAGTTGAAGCCTCATTCTTGGCGGGCGTATCAGACGCAGACGAGTTGGGATTGGGAGCGGTGCGTTCATTGCGGGCACATGCGTAATGTCACGCCTAGGTGAGCTTCGCCAGGAGGCGGAGTGGCGCAAGTGTGTTCGCAGCGAGAAGTATTTTTTGGAGCATTACTGGCATATAGCGCATCCTGCTGAGGGGCGCATTCTGTTCAGGTTGCGGAAAGCCCAGGCGGAGGCTTTGGAGCATTGGGGTGAGCATCGGTATTCGTTGTCGTTGAAGGCCCGTCAGATCGGCTGGACGACGTTGGTGGCTGCTCACCAGTTTTGGTTGGCGTTTTTTCACTCTGATCAGAACATTATTGATTTGTCTCGCACGGAGCGCGAGTCGGTGTTGTTGTTGCGTAAATCGAAGTACGGGTTTGCCCACATGCCGAAATGGATGGTTGAGCGTGGGCCGAAGTCGCTGATCGAGCATCAGCAGAAGATGGGGTTCGCTAATGGCAGCCAGATTACTTCGATGCCTTCAGCATCCGATCCTGCTAGAGGTGAGTCGGCAACGCTGGTTGTGGTTGACGAATGGGCGTTCCTTCCGAACGCTGAGGAAGCGTGGGCTTCTATAGAGCCGGTCGCTGACGTTGGCGGTCGCATTATCGGCCTGTCGACCGCTAACGGGTCTGGCAACTTTTTTCACGAACTGTGGGTGGGTTCGACAACTGGAGCGAACAAGTTCGAATCGATGTTCTTTCCGTGGTCGGCCACTGAGGATCGGGGGCCGGCCTGGTACGCGGAGAAGAAACAGTCGATGCTTCCGTGGCAGCTCGCTCAGGAGTATCCGACGACACCTGAGGAGGCGTTCGTCAAATCGGGTAACCCCGTGTTCGATTTGGATTTGTTGGAGGAGATGAAACGGCACGTCCGGTTTGGGGAGTCGGGGTATTTGCACAGGGTGGCGGCTAGGGCTGTGGAGTTCAGGCGATGAGTTTGGAGGTGTGGGTGCATCCGCATGCCCAGCATGGTTATGTGATGGGGGTGGACACTGCGGAGGGTTTGGGCCACGGGGATTATTCGTGCGCTCACGTTTTGGATTTGAACACTGGGGAGCTGGTAGCTTCGTGGCATGGGCATATTCCGCCTGACGCGTTGGCTGATGAGGTTTTGTCTTTGGGGCTTTGGTATCGGGATGCTCTTTGTTGTGTTGAGGCTAATAACCATGGTTTGACGACGATCACTCAGTTGCGCCAGTTGGGGTATCCGAACCTGTTCAGGCGCCGCATGTTGAACCAGGCGACGACGAAGGTGTCGCAGGAGTTTGGTTGGAAGACGACTCGAACGTCGAAGCCGTTGATGATCGACGACCTGTCGATGGCGTTGCGGAACGGCGAGTTGACGATTTATGACCGGCACACGTTGGCTGAGTTGCGGACCTTTGTCCGCAACGAGCGGGGGTCGATGTCGGGGTCGCCTTATGATGATCGGGTGATCGCTTTGGCTTTGGCGAATCAGATGCGTAAGTATGCGTATGCTCCTGAGTTCGTGCAGAAGGTCGATGATTACTGGACTGTGGACTGGTTTGCCCGTTTGGCGGATCGTTCTGCCGCTGTGGGTGACGATCTGCGGATCGGTGCTACGACGGTGCGTGGGACACCGCATTTATCTAAGTAGGGATCCCTACAATCCGAAAGGTGCCTTTATGGCAGTGAAGAACTTCGTGTCGTTTACGAGCGGCACGGAAACCGTTGACGGCCCGAAGGGGCAGAACAACAAGATGGAACGCGGTGGTTCTGTCGTGGCTAACCCGATTTGGGAGCCGGCGGCCCCGCAATCTCCGAAGCAGCGCTTCGGCGACCCGAAGTACGCCAATCAGACTGGCGGCTACGGTGAGATCTCGGTGCGCGAAACGCCGTTCAACCAGCACGGCATCGTCGGCAAGGTTGAGCCTGCGAAGCCGCAGCCCGACCTGAAGGGCCACAACGCAGCTCCGCACACCAAGCGTCCGTAACTGTGGCGGTTCTGCCACCTGATGCGACGTTCGGCGATTTCGTTTCATACACGGAATCTGTTCGGGGGCCTTTGGAACCTGTGGTTCTCGAAGACCTCTGGGAGTGGCGTCAGAAGCTCTTGACGTTGCGCGTCGACACGAAGGTGGGTTGGCGCTCTAGGGCGTTGGCCGACGACGAGAAGCACCTGTCTCGCCGCGAGTTGGGAGACAAGCGGTACCAGGAAGCGAAGTCTCAGGGTCGCAATATCGAAAGGTTGCCTGATAAGGCGATGTTCTGATGCCTCGTAAGACTCGCAGCGAGACCCTGGATCAGTACCGGCAGCGCATTGATCGTGCGCGCCGGTGGCGTGACCAGGAGGGTCTCGATGAGACTTGGTGGCGGCTCAACGACTTGTACCGTGGGCGGCATTGGCCTCGGACTACGACAGCGCAACGTGATTTGATCGCGGTGAACCTGTCGTTTTCGACGGTGAACGTGATCGCCCCGTCGGTTTCGGTCAACCATCCGAAGATTGTCGTTTCGGCTAACGAGTCTGAGAACAGCGACAGGGCGGCGTTCGTGGAAGCGGTGGTGAACCATATGTGGCGCCACCACGATTTTCGCACCCCGTTCCGCAGGGCGGTGAAGGACTTTCTGATTTTCGGCCACGGCTGGGTCAAAGTGGGGTGGAAGTTCGTCGAGCAGGAAACGTCGCTGTCTGACATGGAGCAGCAGGAAATGCTCGACCAGGCTATTTCTGAGGTGGATGCGTTCGCCGCGGAGGCGCCGGCTCTGGCCGGCGGTTTGCCCACTGATGATGAGATGGCTGCCAATGTGCCTCAGACGGCGATGATGGTCGTCGAGGATCAGCCGTTCGTGGAGCGGGTCTCACCGTTCGACATTTACGTCGACCCCGAGGCGACCTGCATGGACGATTTGACTTGGATCGCTCAGAGGATCGTCCGCCCGTTGGAGGAGGCGCAGAACGATAAGCGTTACCGGCCGTCGGTGCGGAAGCAGTTGACGGCCGACGGCGGGGTGAACCCCATGTACGCCGCCCAGTATCTCGACAACAGGGAGTACCTGTTCGACGAGGAGCGGGTGACGATTTGGGAGTTTTACGACATTCGTTCTAACACGATGTCGGTGTGGGGGGAAACGACTGACGAGTTTTTGATCAATCCGTTGCCGATGCCGTATGCGTATGGGCAGCCGTTTGTGATGCTCCGCAACTATGACGTTCCCGATTTCTTTTATCCGATAGGGGACCTGGAAGCCATCGAGTCGCTACAACTTGAGCTGGACAAGACCCGTTCGCAGTTGATGAACGACCGCAAGCGGTATGCCCGCAAGTATCTGTTCCATGAGCGGTCGTTTGGACCTGAGGGCCGCGAGGCCCTCGAGTCCGACGAGGACGGCCGCATGGTCCCTGTGGTGGACGAGAACAAGCCGTTGTCGGATGTTGTCATCCCGATGCCTCAGGTGCCGATTTCGCCTGAGATTTACGCCTACAGCGAGATCATCGAAACGGACATCAACACCGTGTCGGGCATTTCGGAGTACGCCAGGGGTGCGATGCCTGAGATTCGCCGCACGGCAACTGAGGCCAGCATTATTGCTGACGCTCAGAATGCGAGGGCGTCGGACAAGCTTGCCATCGTGGAGCTGTCGATAGCGATGATCGGCCGGCGCATCATCCAGTTGTTGCAGCAGTTTATGACTGGCGAGTCGACGGCCCGTGTGCCGAACGCCCCGAACGACTTGTTCGTGCCGTTCAGCCGTGAGGACATTGTCGGCGAGTACGACTACAGCGTCGAGGCGGGCTCAACGCAGCCGTTGAACGACACGATTCGCAAACAGCAGGCTGTGTCGCTACTGAACGCTATGGGTCCGCTTGTGGGCACCGTAATCAATCCGCAGGCGTTGGCCGCTCACGTTCTCAAGACTGGTTTCGACATTAAGGATCCTGAACGGTTCCTGATACAACCCCAGGCTGGACCGCAGACGGGAGGCCCAGAGGGCCAACCTGTCGCTCCCCCTGGTGCGAATCAGGGACCAACCAGGGCGCCGGCACCCCCCATGCCGCCCCCTGGGGCACCGCCAGAAGGGGCTTTCGCTCCGACTGGCGGGGTTCCTCCCGAGCTGCTTTTGCAGTTGGAGAACCAGATGGGACTTGAACTACCCGCGTTGTAACCCGTTGGGGTGGGACAGCGCGCTTTGTGTTATAGGAGCAACCGTATAGGACTCCCTCAGAAGGGACATGAAGTGCCCGAAGAAAACATGGAAGCAACGGAATCCGCTGCGGCGGACACCCCAGAGGTTTCATCAGAAGCAACGACAGAACCTGGAGATGCCTACACCGTCAAGGTTGATGGTGAGGAGTCGCAGGTCAGCCTGTCGGAACTTCAAGACGGTTACCAGCGTCAGGCGGATTACACCCGCAAGACGCAGGAACTGGCAGAAGAACGTCAGCGTTTACAGCAGGCTGAGGCGATTGCTTCGGCTTTGGAAACCGATCCAGCAGGCACCATAGCGGCGCTTTCGTCGGCTTTCGGCGTGACGGACACCCTACCGGCTACCGAACCGAACTATTCGGACGGCGTCGAGGAGGATCCGACGACGAAGCGGCTAGCGCATCTTGAGGCTCAGATGGAGCGGCAGGCGCAGACGCACAGACAACAGGCTTTAGAGCGCGAGGTTTCTACCCTCAAAAAGAAGTACGGCGATTTCGACACGGCAGAGCTGTTTCGGCATGCTTTGACGAATCGGATTCCCAACCTGGACGCTGCTTTCACGCACATGAAGTACGGGGAAGTGGCCGACACGGCTGAGAAGCTCCAGAAGGACCAGGAGATCACCGATGCGAAACGCGACGCCACGAAGGTGGCTAGCGGGAGCGGCACCCAAGCGGGGGCTGTTGTGTCGGAGGGTGGTTCTGACGGGAAGCCGTCTTCGTTGAGGGAAGCTTTCGCTCTCGCTAAAAAACAACACGGCACCTAACAAACCCTTAGGGGGGTGAGAAACTTATGGCTGGCAACAGCAATTTTGATGAGATTCTCTCCACCACGCTTAAGAACTACGTCCCGAAGCTGACAGATAACATCTTCAGCGCAAGGCCGTTGTTCTACGCTTTGACGAATGGTCAGACCATTCGTCGGATCAGTGGTGGTGCGAAGATCGTCGTCCCGATCATTTACGGGACCAACTCGACCGCTGGGTCGTATGACGGCACCGATACTATCGACACGACTGCTCAGACTGGCATTTCTGCGGCTGAGTACGACTGGGGGCAGTATGCGGCCACGGTGACCATTTCGGGCATCGAGGAAGCCAAGAACAACGGTGAGGCTCAGATCATCGACCTGCTGGAAGGCAAGATTTTCCAGACGCAGGAAACCGTCATCGAGAACATGAACACCATGTTCTGGGCTGACGGGACTGGCAACAGCAACAAGGACTGGAACGGTCTAGGCAACATTGTCGGCGGCACGGGCGTGACCCTTGGTGGGATCGACCCGACTGCCTCAGGCAACTCGTTCTGGAAGTCCACTGAAGTCGATCAGAGTGGTGCGATCACTGTAGCCGCCATGGCTAACATCTATAACACCATTTCGGTTGGCAACGACCAGCCGACGATTGGCATCACCACGCAGGCTTTGTACGAGAAGTACGAGGCACTCTTGGAGAGCCAGATTCGGTACACGGATACCGACATGGCTGATGGCGGGTTCCAGAACCTGCTGTTCAAGGGCTGCCCCGTGACCTTCGATGACGCTTGTGCATCTGGTCAGTTCCTGTTCCTGAACACCAAGTACCTGCAACTGGTAGCTCACAGTGATGTCTGGTTCAAGCCGACACCGTTCGTGCGCCCAACCAACCAGGACGCTGTGTACTCACAGCTTCTGTGCTACGGACAGTTGACGTGCAGCAACCGCGCACGCCAGGGGTTCATGCACTCGGCTACCTGATCCTGATGGGACGAGGATTCGCTAACGCTTACAAGGCTGGCTCACGCCCATACGGGCGGCCCGCTGGCGACAACTTTCGGGATTCGACTCCACGGCCTCAAACTGTGGGGTTCTCCCGAAACGTCCAGCAAGTCAATCCGATAAGCAGCGAACCTGTTGTCCCAGAATCGGTCAAGTGCAGTTCTCTGACCCGCGACGGGGCGCCCTGCAAGGGGCGTCCCGTCGGGGACGGAGACCTGTGCGTTTTCCATTTGCCTAAGGAGTAGTTGTGGACATTTCGACCATGCGGTCGTATGTCCGCTCAGTGGTTGACATCGATACGTCGGACATTTCCGACGATGTGATGAACCGCTTCCTGGGTGAAGCCTACGACGTAATCGTCTACTCGGAGAAACGCTGGCCGTTTTTCGAGGTTGCGACCACATTCGACACGGTCCAAGATCAGAAGGACTACACGGTCGCTGTGGTCGGTGCGGCGGTCACGAACGGCCTGCGTGAGATAGCGGCTCTCAGGACCGACAATCACGTTCTCGAGTACATCGGCCGTGATGACGGCGATGTGATCTACCCGTTGGATAGCAATACCAGTGGTAGGCCGTGGTATTGGTCTTTCTGGGCTGATTCGATTCGCCTGTACCCGACCCCAGGGTCGGTCGACACCGTTTACGTTCGGGGGTACAAGGATCCCGCAGCGTTTGGCGCTGGGGTCTCGGACGCTACCGAGCCGTCGGATCTGCCGACACCGTTCCACATGGTTCTCGCTACTTACGGGATTGCCCGTGCTTACGAGCAGCAGGAAGACCCGACGATGTCGGCGCAATACTTTTCGATCTTCAACCAGGAGTTGGAGAACCTGCGGGCCCGCTACGAGGACATGCCGGCCGCTCAACCGGTCAGGTTGAACAGCCGGTCAGCGTCACGGTGGATGTCGCAGTCGTACCTGCCGAGGCGGTTGCGGTATTCGTGGGAGCTGTAGGTGGCTTCTACCACTTGGAAACTCGAGGCCCTTGAGGCTTTCACGGGTGGCCTGAACCTTCGTTCCGATCAGTTCAATCTGGCCGAGAACGAATCCCCTGATCTTCTCAACGTCCTTGTTGATCCGCGTGGCGGGATTCGCCAACGCGACGGCGTGGACCGCAGGAACACGACGGCGTTGAGCGCCGACATTCAGGGCATCTGGGCGTTGCACACTGATAGCGGCACCAATCAGGTGATGGTCAACTACGGCACGAAGGTTGCCCACAGTGCGACGGCGAACTTCACCGACCTGACCGGTATCACCGCTCGGACGGACGGCAGCCGCGTGTACGGCGTGACGATGAACAACGTCGCCTACGGGGTGTCCTACGACAAGGTGTGCTTCAAGTGGGACGGGACGACAGCAGCCGATTTGGGGGTCACGCTCGGGTCGGCCGGCAACATGCCGCAGGCCCAGTACATCGCAGCGTGGAACAACTTTGCGTGGGTTGCCAACACCTACGAATCGGGGACAGCGCACAAGTACCGTCTGAGGTGGTCGAACGCCAACGATCCTGAAACGTGGACGGCGAACGACTACGTCGACATCGACAAGGGAGACCACGGCGATTACATCACGGGCCTGTGCCCGATGGGTGATCGTCTGCTGGTGTTCAAGTCGAACAGTGTGCATGCCGTGTTCGGCTTCGATTCTGATTCTTTCCAGGTTGTGACGTTGAGCAACGATGTCGGGTCGGTTCCGTTGTCGTCGCCGGTAGCGACACCGTTCGGGGTGTTCTTCTGGTATGCCGACCAGGGCGCCTACCTGTATAACCGTGAGTCGTTTGTTTGGATCTTCGACAAGGTGTCGCCAGCTGTGGACGACGGGCGCATTTCGTTTGCCACGAACCCGCAGCTCGGATGGGGGAACAACAAGCTGTACGTTTCGGTCGACTGGACGGAGGCCGGCTCGACGACCCGTCGGACGTTGATCTACGACCCGACGATCGCCGGCGGGGCCTGGGTAACGACCGACATTGACGCTGCGGCCATGTATTCGTACCGGCCACCGAACGATTCCTCAACCGTTTACGGGGCGTGCGTCGCCAACACGGGCGTGTTGATCGACGTTGAGGACGAACAGAACCGGTCCACGGACCGGTATGCGTCGTCTGCCGAAACGCACATTTCGTCGTATTTTGTTACACGGTGGGTGTCGGGCAAGAACCCGATTGTGAAGAAACGGTGGGGGCGCCCCCGTTTGGTGACTTCAGCTGAGGCGACCATTTCGTTGCCGGTTTCCGTTTTTAAGGATTACGACAAGTCTGCTGCCACTGGCAGTTTCAATGTGAGCATTTCGGGCAAAACGTCTACTTCGCTGTGGGGGACAGCCAAGTGGGACGACGGCGACGATACGTCGCCGTATTGGGCTGCGTGGGATGCGATCTCGCGTGATCTCACCGCTGTGGTGTTGAATCTGCCCACACTCGGGACAGCGAAATCTATAAGTGTGAAAGTAAGCGGGCCCACTTCCAATAACCATTGGGAAATGAACGCTTTGGCTTTTGCCTACACGCCCAGGAGGCTCCGATAGATGGCGACACTGGCCGTTACCAACTCGTTCTCCGCCGGCACGACGATTGTCGCCGCCGACATGAACCAAAACTTCGACGATGTCGAAGCGTTCATCAACAGCGCCCCTGGTGTTGTCCAGAACAGCATCGTGGACGCCAAGGGCGACCTGATTGCCGCGACCGGCTCGGATGCCGTGTCTCGTCTGGCTGTGGGCACCGACACTTATGTGTTGACTGCTGACTCGGGCGAGGCGACGGGTCTGATATGGGCTGCGCCCACGACTGGTGACATAACGGGGATCACGACTGCGGCGAACAGTTCCCTGTCGGGGGGTGCGACGAGCGGCAACGTGACGTTGATCGCCGATGTCAACAACACCACGGTGGCTACGGCAACGACCGCCGATTACGTCCTGATCGCCGACACGAACGATTCCAACGCCACGAAGAAGGCCCTGATTTCGGACATTACGTCGGCGGCACCGCAGGGGACGGTGACATCGGTTACTGGGACAGCTCCGATTGTGTCGTCTGGTGGGACAACGCCGGCTATTTCAGTAGTAACCAACAACGCACAGCTCATCTTGAACAACACCGTCTTCAACTAAGGAAAGATAATGGCAACATATTCCAAGCATGTTCTCAGCGGAACCCCTGCCGATGGCAGGAACGTCAAGGTCGCTGCGACGGCGACGGCGGGAACGCTGATTCATACGGCTGTAGCGGGCACTTCTGACCTGGACGAAATCTGGTTGTATGCGTGCAACACGTCTGCGTCTGATGTGAAGCTCACCATCGAATACGGCGGCGTCGCTTCACCCGATGATCTGTCCGAGGTCACGATTACTGCTGAGGCAGGCTGGGTTTTGGTGCTCCCAGGGACGCTGTTGCAGAACGGTCTGGTTGTCAGGGCGTTTGCTGGAACGACGAATGTCATCAACATCAACGGCTACGTCAACCGCATAACTGCCTAGGCGATGTTTCGCCAGGACCGCACCAACCCGTCTACTGCCATATCTAACTGGCGGGGGCGGCATGACACGCCGAAGGCGTGGCCGTCTACTGGCGTGTCTACTTGGTTGAATGGCGGCCTGTTTGGTGGCGGGGCGTTGACGGCGTTCGGTGGGATCATCACGCAGTATGAGGATTCTGGTACGACGTACCGTGTTCATACGTTCCGTGGTTCAGGCAAGTTTGTGGTGTCTGCTGGTACGGCTGATGTGGATTATCTGATCGTCGCAGGCGGCGGCGGTGGCGGCGGTGTCAGTAGTGAATCCGAAGGCAAGGGCGGCGGCGGTGGCGCTGGTGGCCTGTCGAACGCATCGGGCACGATCACCGTCGATGTTGCTTCTAGCCCGTACACGATCACCGTCGGAACAGGCGGTTCTGGTGGAGGTGGCGCATCGAACTCCACGCAGGGCGCTGACAGTGTGGCATTGGGGGTGACTAGCGACGGCGGCGGTCGTGGTGGTGTGAACGCTAATGACGCTGGCTACTCGGTTGGCGGTGTGGGTGGTTCAGGCGGTGGCGGTTCGTGTGACTCTGGCCCCCCTGCTGGTGGTGCCGCATCGGGCACGGGCACAGGCAACGCAGGCGGCACGGGCGGCAACATTGTCTCTGATCCAAGTTACGCGGCTGGTGGCGGTGGGGGCGCTGGTGCGGTAGGCGAAACGGCGAACACGGACGGCGCAGGTCATGGCGGCGACGGTGGCGCAGGAGCCTCCCACATCGGCATTACTGCTACAGCGAAACTGTACGCGGGGGGCGGTGCTGGTTCGGGTGTGACCGCTGGTGACGGTGGTTCTGGTGGAGGTGGTGGCCCATCCTCCAACACGGCGACCCCCTCTGGTGGAGTCCCCAACACGGGCGGTGGTGGTGCTGGTCGCGGGATTGTCGGCGCGGCCAGTAACCAGATCGGCGCTGATGGTGCTGCGGGCATTGTCATCATCCGATACGAGGTGGCCGCATAATGGCTGACCCCAGTTACATCGTTGATGGTGTTCTCACTGACGGGGACGCATGGGTCGGTATCGCCCACGCATCCCTGTCGCTGCCCGCTGCGACGGTTACTTGGACTTCAACTGATGACGGTCAGACGGGCGACTTCTCCCAATACATGGATCTGGTCCTCATCATTTATGTCCAGACCGCTAGCAGCAGCGATTGTCGGATGAACCTCAACAACGACACGGCATCGAACTACGCGCTACAGGAACTTTATGGCGACGGTTCTTCTGCGGGGGCTTATACCAACGCGGCTCTGGGTTACGCAAAGTTGGGGATTGTTCCTGAAACATCTGATGGGGCTAATGACTTTGCCGCCATCGTCGCGCACTTGTTCGACATCAACTCGGGGAAATACAAGAGTGCGATAAGCCAATACGCCGACGACGAGGACGGCAACGGCTACGTCGGGCTACAGGCTCATACATGGAAGTCGCAAGCCGCTATTTCAGAAATCGACCTCTTGTCTGGTAGCGATTTCGTGGCTGGCAGCACGTTCTCCCTGTTTGGTGTGCTCCCCAGGATGGTGGCCTGATGGCTGTTATCGAGGCTATTGCGACGACGTACCTGGAGGCTGATGCTGCGTCGGTGACGTTCTCTGGCATCCCGTCCACCTATGAGCATCTGCAACTACGGGTCAGCGTCAGGGAGGAAACCTCCGCTGCGGACAGGTCAGCATTCGGCATCCAGTTCAACGGCGACACGGCAGCCAACTACGGCGGCGTCCATTCGATACAAGGTTTAGGGAGTTCAGCGGGGGTAAGTAACTGGTCGGATGCTGATGTCACGGACCTGATCTACATCAACTACGGCCTCGTCGGCGGGAGCAGTCCTGTGACTTGGTATTCGTCAGCGGTGGTGGACATATTGGACTACCGAAACGCCAACAAGAACAAGACCGTTTCCTACATCGGTGGGTGGGGTGGCCTATCAGCCAATCCACGGGCTGCTGTGTGTCTCGGCAGCGATTTTTGGGATTCGACAGCGGCGATCACCAGCCTCAGTATTATCGGCAGCCCGTATGCGTCGCTTGACTTTGCCCGTGGTTCTGAGTTCACCCTCTACGGATTGAACTCCTCCTGATGGCTGCTTTCACTGTTATCGACCACACCGAACTCGGCGCATCAGCATCGTCCTATGACGTTACGTCGATCTCGGCGTCCTACGACCACCTGTATCTGGTGATGTCAACCCGTGGTGATGTGGCTGCTTATTTTGACAACATCAACCTCACCCTGAACGGCGACACGGGTGCCAACTATTCCCAGACGGAACTGTACGCCGACCAATCAGGCACTATTTCCTCGTGGCGTGGTACAGGGTTCAACTACGCCAACGCAGGGTTGGACTCCAATGGGGCGTCCATGCTGGCTGACACTTTCGGTAGTCACCAAGTTTGGATTCCCCACTACTCCAACACGGCGAACTTCAAGCAAATACTGGCTTTTGGCGCAGCGGAAAATAACTCCACGACAGGCAGTCAGTGGCGGGAGATGATTGGGGCGAACCTGTGGTCAGCCACGGCTGCTGTCAATCAGATCACCCTTACCCCTGCCACAGGCGATGATTTCGTCCAATACAGCACGTTCACCCTCTACGGAATAACAGGAGCATAAAGATGCCAAGACAGAAGGTTGTCAACGGGGTCTACTACGACCTGACAGCAGAGGAAGAAGCGGAACTGGACACACGGGCTGAGGCTGCCGATCTGGACATGAACCATGTGCGGGGTCAGCGTGACGGCCAGTTGCGTGGCTCCGACTGGACACAGATCGGTGACGCCGCCCTGGGCGACCACACCGCTGAGGAGTGGGCGACCCACAGGCAGGCTCTCAGGGATCTGCCGCAGACGTATTCGCGTGTGTCTGAGGTTGTGTGGCCTAATGATCCTCCGACACAGGCTGCAATCGACGCTGAGTAATGGATCAGCCGTCCGACATCCGCCAAATCAGAATCCCAACCGTAGCGTTGGGCCTCATTCTGAGCGTGGCAGCGATAGTCGGCACGGTCACATGGTCCTCAGCACGCCTGGTGGCACGCATCGACCATCTGGAAGCAACAGTGTCTTCCATTGAGGACACGATGGACATGAACGCTTACGCCAGGGCAGCAGACCTGGAGGATCTCCAGGTCACTGTGGGGTCGTTGTCTGTGGCTATGCAGGAGCTGGGGGATGTCATTCACGACGATTGGTCGGTGGAGGACTGATGCCGACCGTCGTTTACAAGCCGACTCACAAGTTTGTGGGACCAAACTCCCTATCTATTGAGTACGAACTTCGCAAAATCCAAGAGAAGCTCGATGACCTCGAGACACGCGTAGCGGCCCTGGAGCCGTAGGAGCAAACATGGCTATTAGACGAGCAGCTTCAGAGATGGGGCGCAAACTAGGCGACGAGTCGTTGACCGTCGCCGATACGGCTATCGGGCTGGCATCCATCGCCTCCAACTCTGTTGCGGCGATGATCACGAACGGCGCAGAGGCAATCAGGGTGAGGTGGGGTACCCCCACCACATCCGTTGGGCACTACCTGAACCCGTACAGCACGATGGAGCTGGTGAACGACGATTTGGACGATGTCAAGTTCATCCGTGTCGGCGGTTCCAGTTCCACCATTTTCGTAACCTACTTTGGAGCCTAACGATGCCGTTGAATCGGATTTCGCAACGACTGGTGGATCAGGTTCCGACGGGCGACATCACCGATGTTGTTGCGGGGGACGGCCTGTCGGGTGGCGGCAGCACGGGTGCTGTAACCCTGGCGTTGGATGTCAACGAACTGACTGTTGCTACTGCGGTTGCGGGCGACTATGTGGCGATAGAGGACGTTGGGGACGGCACCTCGAAGAAGGCCCTCATCAGCGACATTACGGCTCTGGCTGGCGACATCACGGAGATCACTGCTGGCACCCTTGTTGATGTCACTTCGGGCACGGGGCCGGTTCCTACGATCAACGTCGACCTGTCGGAGGCGTCGACTTCTACTTCTGACGCTGATGGCGATTTCTTCCTGGTTACTGATGCGGCGGCTGCCCAGTACAAGCTGACGAAGGCGAATATTGCCTTGTCGGGGATGAATAACGATTCTGGGTGGACGGCGAATGCGGGCACGGTTACGTCTGTGACTGGTACTGCTCCGATTGTTTCTTCGGGTGGGGCTACGCCTGCTATTTCGATAACGGTTGAGACTGCGACGTTGCAGTTGGCGGGTCAGGTGTTTGGCTGATGGCTTACAACCTTCCCGATCTACCGTTCAGCACGCCTGGAAACATGGATCGGTTTCTTCCGTCATCCCACCGTGGCCGCCCCCGAGGGGGGATGCGCCGGCAGGGGCCGGTTGATCGGCTTGATGAGTCAATCGGTGAGAGGTCTCGCGGTGGGCGGATACCTCCCGAGTTGCTGCAAATGCTGGTGGCGGCCCTCATGGGCGGCCAAGGCGGTGGTGGGGCGCCTCAGCGACCTCAGATGGGCGGCAGGCCCCCTCAGAGGCCACCGAGTGGTCGGCCGCCGATGGGTGGAGGCGGACGGCCCCCAGTTGTGAAGATCGAAGACCTTGTACGAGCCCTGAGCGGGGGCGGCGCCCAACGGCAGGCGCCTCAGGCCAACATGCCCGTTCCTCAAGCACGCAGGTAGCAGATGGCGGTCAACTATGCGATGACGGGGCGGGCTGACGACCCGTATCCGACGCGTGCGAACACCATGTCGGCTGCTTATGGCGGCCTGGGTGGTCAGGCGTCGCCGTCGTTTGGTAGTTATCCGACGCCGACGTTTGGTGGGGGTACGAGTGGTCAGCGTTTTGCCGATTTGCAGTCGGCGTTGGGTGATGTGGGTTATCAGCGGGATTCTGTGCAACGTCAGCGGGCGGTGTCGTTGGATGATTTGGGGCGCCAGTTTGCCGATATGCGGCGTGGTATCCCTGGGCAGTTGAATCGTAGGGGGATGCTCGATTCGGGGCAGTTTCAGCGGGCGTTGGGGCGTTCTTACGCCGACGAGTTGCGTCGTGCTGGGCGCACCGAGTTGAGTATGCAGGATGCGTTGAATCGGTTGGCGGCGCAGCAGTTTGGTGCGGAGCGCCAGTTCGCGGGGGCTGGTTTGCAGGATGCGTTGTCTAATGCGGAGCGTCGGGCTCAGTTGGCTTCGCAGATCCGTCAGGTCTTCTGATGGGCTTTTGGGAAGACCTGTGGGGTGCTACTGGCGGAACGGCTCTGGACAGGGCCGGCTACGGTGACCAGCCCGCCCCTCGGGGGGGCGGCGGTGCTGGGCGCGGCACCCGTGGTTCATCGCTGGAAGCCATCAACGAGGCACTGCAGGCACAAAATGCCGGCGGGTGGGGCGACCCTCAGGGCGGTTGGTGGGACCGAATGCAGGATCGGGTCTACAACTTCGGCGGCGATGCCGCCGGTTGGGGCGGGTGGAACGAGGTAGGCGACGCTGCCGGTTGGTTGGGCGACCAGTACGGGCGCGGCAAGGGGGCCGTTCGCGACGCGTGGGGGAACATCATCGAGGGGGATCTCAGCGAGGCCGTCGGCGATCTCGCCGGCGGCGTGTGGGATGTGGCGGGGGCCACAGCTCAGGATGTCGGCCTTCCCGTTCTCGGCTATCTGGGTAAGGAAGCCGGTCAGATGGGAGTCGATGTCCTCGACAACGTCTACAGAGACTGGCTGGATGCCGGCGGTCTGGACGAGTTCGTTACGGGCCTTCCAGGCCAACTGGCCGGCTGGGGTCAGGCGGGGCTTCAGCAGATGGGGGACTTACGGCACTATCTGGCCGCTCAGGCGGCGAATGCCGCCGAGTGGGGTGGCAGTGAGATAGCGAATCTCGGGGGCGAGATCGGAGACTTCGTTACCCAACAGGCCGTCCCGTACTTCCAGCAGGACTTCTTGGAAGACGTAACGAACCTCGGCCAGGGGGTGGCCGATTGGACTACAGACTCAGCGGTGCCATGGCTCCAACAAGAGGTCTACAACCCGTATCTGAAGCCAGCCGGCTTGGGAGTGGCGGACTGGACTACAGAGTCGGCAGTGCCGTGGATCCAACAAGAGGTTTACGATCCGTATTTGAAGCCGGCGGGTTTGGCGGCGGCCGATTGGGCCACCGACACGGCTTACCCGTGGCTACGGGACGAAGCGTTGCCGTACATCACCGACGATCTGCGTCACGATGTCAGCGACGCCCTGGAGATGATCCCTGCCGGTTTGCGCGGTCTCTTCCCTGAGGGGTCGAGGCTCGACGACTGGACGGAAACTGGTGTCGGCGGTGTGGGTGGTGCTTTCGATTGGCTCACCGAGGACGTTCCAGGTTCGGCCGCCGATCTCGCCGGCCGAGGCTACAACTACTTGTTCGATCCGTCACAGCCGGCATTCAGGCAGGGGCCTGGGAAGGCGGAAGGCGCTGCGCTTCAGGCTGTGATAGAGCAGATCGTCGCCAC